TGGGCAGAAGGCGTCTCAGACATTCAAGTCGGTGAAGCTAGCCCAAAAGCTACAGCGTCGGAAGTCTAAATCGATTGCTCTGGGAACTGGCCATCGCGACAGGTCAGTCTCGGAGCGAATTCGAAACAGCTGAAGACGTACACACGGCAATCGAGATTCTGGAGAAGAGAAATGGCAGCTAGCGGACAAGGTCGTGTGACGATCGAAGTCGAGCCGTATCAGCTGAAGCAACTCTTCCAGCTTCTCGCAGCTTTACCAAAAGATTCTCAGGATGAGATTCGCAATCAAGCGCAGACAATGTCAAAGCGTCTAGCTGGTCAGCTTCTTATGTATTCGCACGGTGCTCCAGCTCCACAGACTCGTCTCGTCGCACAGACAATCTCAACGCCACGCGATCGACTCATTCGCGTCGATGTCGGCGGATCAAAGAAGGTCGGTCGTAAGTGGGGCGGCGAGACTTCAAAGAATGGAAAAAGCAAAGTGCGTCAGCAGCAGGCTCCAGCCGGAGCTCTTCTATGGGGCACAGAATTCGGCGGCCATGCTGGCGTCGATGCCATCGGTCGTAAATACACAAACCGATTCAAAGCTGCTCCGAAGAAAGGCGGTTACTGGATCAATCCAGCCGTCGATTACTACACGCCAATAGTCGCGAAAGAATATATCCAGCTCATTCAAGATGTCGTGAAGAGAGTGGGTCTTAACTAATGGCCGGAATTCCAAAAGTCAAAATTACGTTCGATGCGGATCTCGATGAATTAAAAAAGGGAGTCAAAAGCGCGACCGGTGAAGTCCAGAGCTTCGGCAGTCGTGTTGCAGACTTCGGAAAGAAAGCAGCTCTAGCATTCGCAGTCGCGGGAGCTGCCGTCACTGCATTCGCCGTCTCAGCCGTCAAAGCTGCCGCACAGGATCAAGCTGCACAAAAGAAGCTCACCGACACAATCAAAGCGACCACAGATGCAACGGCTCAACAGATTGCCGGCATCGATCGCTACATCACAAAGACTTCAATCGCCGCGGCCGTCACCGATGACCAGATTCGTCCAGCTTTATCTCGCTTGGTCAGAAGTACGGGAGACGTTCAACAGTCTCAGGATCTCCTAGCTCTTGCGCTAGATCTGAGTGCGGCGAGCGGTAAATCGCTCGAAACCGTTACAAATGCGCTCGCCAAAAGTCATGAGGGATCGAATACAGCTCTGAAGAAACTCGGTCTCGGACTCGATGAAAACTATCTAAAAACTGCTTCGAATGACCAGATTGTCAAAGATCTCACAAAGACTTATGGCAATTTTTCAGAGAATCAAGCCAAAACAGCTGAAGCTCGATTCAGATCGATGTCGATTGCCATCCAAGAATCGAAAGAAGCTATTGGAGCGGCTCTTCTGCCGGTAGCCGAAAAGCTTGCCACTTTCATATTGGAGACTCTTATTCCGGCAGTGGATGGATTCATCGGTGGCTTGACTGGGAACGAAAGTCTAAAAATGAGTCTCACTGAATCCCAAAAAAATATGTACGAATGGGGCGAGAGAGTTAGAAGTCTGATCAAAACAATCGTCGATTTCAAAGAAGAATTATTGGTCGTTGGTGCAGTAATCGCTGGCATATTCGTAGCGTCAAAGATTGCAGCTGGAGTCACTGCGACCATCGCTCTGATTAAAAGTCTTATCGTGGCATACAACGCTCTCAAAGCTTCATCAATTGTCGCTGGCGTAGCTTCTGCATTCGCTCTCAATCCGCTTCTCGGCGTTGGAGCTGTAGCTCTGGCAGCTGGAGTCTTGGCTGGAGCTAATGCTCTGGCTAATTCTTCAGACACTTCAACAAATTTCGGCACTGATGGATTCGCGACAAGTGGTGCTCCCGGAGCAATTTCAGGCGGCGGCGGTAGCCGAAGTACTGGCGGCGGCGGTACCAGTGGCGGTGGCTTTACGTCCGGCGGTACCGGTGGCGGTGGATCTAGCATCATGACTCCAACAGGCGCGACTAGCTTGCAAAATCTTGTTAGCCGATTGACAAGTATCCAAGACAAATTTACAGAACTGACATTCTTGGTCAATACTGGCGGAATAAGTCGCAGTGCTGGAACAGCGCAGCTTAACGCTCTCACAAAAGAATTCAACGTCTTGCAGAGTCAAGCTGAATCTCTTGGAGCTACTCCGGCCGGCTCATCTTTCGATGTCGGATCATTCCGCCGCGGAGAAGCTGCCACGATGATCACTGTCAATATGGGCATCGTGGGCGATCCAGAAGGCGCAGCTCGCGCAGTCGAGCAAGTATTCCAAGACTCGCTCGCTCGTGGCGGTATTAGCTCCACAGTGGGAGCTTACGACCGATGACACAGTGGTCTCCGGTCTGGTCGGTCACGATCGGTGGCGTCGATTACACAGACATAACACTTTCAAATCTTTCAATCACTTCCGGCCGTACTGACTTCTACGTCCAGCCAGCTGCCGGATACTGCTCCGTCGAAATCATCAATCTGGACGAAAATACAACAATCACGGCGGACTTGAATGATCAGATAGCAATCCAAGTCAAAGATTCATCCGGCACATTCGTGCCAATCTTCGGCGGCTTCGTCACTGACTTATCTCAGACGGTTAAAAGCGCAGGATCAATCATGATCACGCAATCATTCAAAATTATTGCCATGGGAGCTCTGGCCAAGCTTGCCAAAATTCTGGTCGATGGCGTCTTGCCCAAGGATTTCGATGGCACTCAGATCTATGACATCTTAGAACCGCTTCTTTTCGGATCATGGGATGAAGTGCCGCCAGCTCTTACATGGGCGACTTATGATCCGACAACTCAATGGCTCGATGCGCAAAATACTGGACTCGGCGAGATAGATCAGCCAGGTGATTATGAGCTAGCAGCTAGATCATCATCACGCGCCACAGCTCTTAATATCGTCTCCGGTCTTGCCACGTCTGGACTCGGTTATCTGTATGAAGATGGACAAGGTCGAATCTGCTATGCGGACAGCACACATCGAAGCCAATATCTTGCAGCTAATGGATTCAGCGATCTTTCAGCTAATGACGCGCTCGCCAATGGAATTTCAGTGGCAAGGCGCACCGGAGATCTTCGCAATTCGGTGACGATTAAATACAATGCAACATCTTCAGCCGAAGTCTCTGCCAGCGACGCAACATCGATTGCGACCTATGGCCAACAGGGATATATCGTCACGACAACTCTTCACAATTCAGCCGATGCCACTGCGCAAGCAAATTTTTATCTTGGACTCCGAGCATATCCGTCCGACATATTTCGCACTCTTAATTATGAGCTTACGAATTCAGAGCTGACAGACATCGACCGCGATGATCTTCTCGGAATCTTCATGGGCTTGCCGGTAAATATCACAGACTTACCGGCCAACATGATCAGCGGAGCATTCCAAGGATTCGTCGAAGGCTTCACATTCTCGTCTTCATATAATCGATTAGCTCTGACCGTCAATCTGTCTCCGGTGGCTTATAGCTTGCAAGCGATGAAGTGGCTGAATGTGCCAATCGCAGAGACATGGCAGACAATATCACCGATTTTAACGTGGGAAAATGCGACAATAGTCGCCTAGACATAAGGAGAAAAAATGGCAACGACTACGAACTACGGCTGGAGCACTCCAGATGACACAGCTCTAGTCTCACAAGGCGCAGCGGCGATTCGCACACTCGGATCATCGGCAGACACAACCGTCAAGGCGTTGTCTCCGGGAACGACAGCCGGTGATGTCGATTACTACACATCCAGCACAGCGAAAGCTCGTCTCGGAATTGGTTCAACTGGTCAGGTTTTAACTGTTTCAGGTGGCGTGCCATCATGGGCAACTGCTTCGAGCGGCGGAATGACTTTAATTAGCACTACAACACTAACAGGCGCAAGCGTTACTGTTTCAAGTATTCCAGCAACTTATAATGATTTAGTTATTAACATAGTTAATTTTATTCCTGCATCAGATGGAAGCAGAATCCAACTACGAATGAACGCAGATGCAAGTGCGAACAGACACGCAACTGGAGCATCAGGCGCATTCGGAGCAACACTTTTCGATTTCTTTGAAAATCAAGACAATGCAGTTTCTCAATCTTTATGGCGATTGGAAATTCCAAATTATGCAAACACTACAACTTGGAAACTTGCAACAATGTATGGTGTAGCAAATAACTCGACAACTTCAACAAATTTTGCAGCAATTAGAAACGCAATGGGAATTTACAATCAAACAGGCGCAATTTCATCTTTGGAATTTTTGACAAATTCCGGAAATTTCACATCAGGTTCAATCTTACTTTACGGAGTTAAATAATGGCTAAAACATCTATTCCACAAGTTACAATTCACAACGTCGAGACAGGCGAGATTATTACTCGCGATGCTAACGCTGAAGAGCTGGCACAAATGGAAACCAATGCGGCTGAAGCAGCTGCACAAAAAGCAGCGCAAGCGCAGAAGGCTGCAGATCGTTCAGCTCTTCTTGCACAATTAGGAATCACCGAAGAGCAAGCGAAGCTCCTACTCGGATGACGTATCCAACTGGCACAGCTGCTCGACTCATCGAAGTAGCCTTGGCAGAAGTCGGCACGATTGAAGAAGGCGACAATCTGACGAAGTACGGAAAATTTATGAAGGCCGACGGCTTGCCATGGTGCGGATCATTCGTCAATTGGTGCGCTGATCAAGCCGGTGTCAAGATTCCGACGATGGTCTCAACAGCTGCCGGAGCTAATAAAATGAAGGATCTTGGACGCTGGATTGACACAAAGCCACAGGTCGGCGACTTATGCTTCATGGACTTCCCACATGACGGCATCGACCGAATCTCACACATCGGCATCGTCGTCAAAGCTGGCGCGACTTCTGTGATATGCGTTGAAGGCAACACATCCGGCAGCGGCGATCAGCGGAATGGCGGAATGGTAATGATTAAAAGAAGAGCAATTGGAAAAGAGATTGTCGGCTTCGGTCGGCCTAAGCTTGTCGCCTATTCGGGAGAATATCCAGCTGTGGAGATTCCAGATGAAGCTCCCAAGAAAGGTAACAAAAAGAAATGAAACAGATCCAATCAATTGCAGCATCGTGGCTTCGCTCATTCTTAGCCGCATCACTGGCCGTCTATATGGCTGGCCAGACAGATCCGAAGACGATTGGCATGGCCGGCTTAGCTGCCGTGCTGCCCGTCATTCTTCGCTTCTTAAATCCAGCCGACGCATCATTCGGGATCACAAAGGGAAAGTGATTTCGAAAGCATTGACGGCAGCGATTGGAATGGGGCTAGTCCTGTCGCTGTCGTCGTGCGCTTACCAAGGATGGACGAGATATGATTGCCAACTCTTCGAAAACTGGAATGCTCCAGAATGCAATCCGCCACAGTGCAAGGCGCAAGGCACATGCACAGAAGACATCTTCGGATACGATCCGCGTGAAGCGCAGCCGTTACTCAAATGAGCAGCTAAAAGCTCGGCTCATCGTATTCATCGGAGTCGTGTTAGCTGCGACATTCTGCTTCTCAGTCGCCGGAATGCTATACGCGCTCATCTTCGTAACTCAACCGCTTGGCGATCAAGCTCCTAATGACAGAGCTTTCATCGAGCTTCTTTCAACACTGACCATTTTCTTGACTGGAGCTCTGGGATCAGTCTTGGCTTCAAATGGACTCAAAGACAGGCCGAAAGCTGTGGAAGACACGCCGAAAACCGAGCGCGATTCTTGACGATGTCGGATGTATCCGTCACTCTTCTGGCAGGGAGCTGAAGCGCAGCTCTCAGATTCGGGAGCAATAACATGACGACGTTCGAATTCGTGCAGATGTGGATCTGCATCATTCTGCTCATGGGCTTAATGCTTATGATCGGTTATTCAATTGGACTCAAAGATGGGCAGCGTGAAGGCTATCTACGCGGCCGCGCAGTATCACGCCACATGGTAAGCAAGGAGATTTCACGATGAGCTTCTTGGATGGATACGAAGACATAGCCGCTCGGATAGCGCGATTCCAGAAAACATTCGCCACCGGCCGCATCGAGACATCGATCATCGATTTCAACGCAAAAGACGGATACATACTCGTCGAAGCTCGCGTCTATCGTCAAAGCGATGACACACTGGCAGCCGGTATCGATTACGCATTCGGACACGTCTCAACATATAACGTCCAGATGAAAAAATGGTACGTTGAAGACACGGTCAGCTCTGCGATTGGCCGCTGCTTAAATCTCGTACTGGGATCTCTCAATTTGCCGGAAGGTATCAACAATTCTCGGCCAACAAAGCAAAACATGGCGCAAGTCGAGCAAAGTGATATGTATGAAGCGCAAGCCATAAAAGAAGATCAAGATGATCTCTGGGCAATTTCCAGAGATGTGGGAATGCCGAACATAGGATCAGCGATTGACGCAATCACAGACAAAATCGGAGCTGAAGTATTGGCAGAAGCTCCGCGCTGCGTTCACGGATCTCGAATATGGCGTGAGGGAACGAGCCAGAAGACTGGAAAAGCATGGGCGAATTTCAGCTGCACAGAGAAATCAAAAGCTTCTCAATGTGATCCGCTCTGGTACGTCATGACAAGCGGCGGCACATGGAAACCACAGATTTAACATGGGCGCGATTGAAATCTTCAAAGCCGGCACATGGGATAAGTGCGACAAGTGTGCGAAAGCCATACCTAAAAGCGAAGGCGTCATGGAGCGAATCGACGGCCAGAGCATTCTCTTCTTCTGCTATCAGTGTGCAAAATGAGACGGCTGTGCTGGCACGTCTGGATCTTCTGCACGGACAAGACAGATCGACAATGGCGCGAATGCGTCAAGTGCGGAGTGCAACGATGAAATATAAATCCACGTTAGAGATGCAACAGCTCTGCCACGTTGCAGCTCTGAAGCGATTGTGTGCAACTCCGGATCAGGTTATGGGATCAGAGCAGCGATACAATCGTGGACTCAATTTTCACGACAGAGTCACAGAGCTAGCGCAAGCTACTGAAGCCGAATGGATTGTCGCTAATTATCTGGGATATGCGTTCGACCCATTCAAGGACACGATGAAGACTGAAGCTGACGTGGGCGACAAATTCGAAGTGAAGCACACAGAAAATGGATTTCATCTGATTATCTATCCGAATGACCGGATCACCGATGTGGCAGTGATGGTCACTGGCAAGTCTCCAGAATTTCATATCGTTGGCTGGATACCGGTAGCGATGGCCAAGCGGCCACGCTTTAAGAAAGCCACACAAGACTCATGGTGGATCAATATGCGCGATCTTCAACCAATGGAAAATTTGATAAGGAGCTCACATGGAGCAGCTGCGATATGAGTGCCGGATAGAAAAGAAAGTCCAGAAACACGCGATCATTGCTGAATTCAATCTCGGCGATTCTCATGTCTGCGTCCAATGCTTAGGCTGTGGTGTGATTGGCGTGATGGATCGATCGGATGCCATCAATGGCTGACTATGAATACAGCTGTGGGATGTGTGAAAAGGCCATCACAATATCTCGGCCAATCACAGATCAACTCAGTCGCGATCCATATTGCGAGAGCTGCATGATCCCAATGAAGCGCGTCTACTCGGCGACTCCGGCGATATTCAAGGGCAAGGGATGGGGCGGATCTAAATGAAAAGATATTCACAGCCTGTGGATAACCTATGGACGACACGCCGAAATCCCGTTGAAGTTATCCACATACTTGTCAGTAACTTGACGAAGGCAGTACGCTGTCATCGCGTAAAGCGAGCCGCTGAGGCGGATAGCTCGCAAGCGCGAATGCAGCTAAGGCCACTCCTATGCCTATTCATAGGCCTTGCATTACAAACGACGATTCCAAGTGCGCAAGCTATAGGCACTCAAAGCGATGCAGATCATTACAAGATGTATGCACACAGTCGCATCATTAACTGGACAGAGACTCGATGTTTCATAGCTCTAATCGATAGAGAGAATCGACACTGGAATCCCAAGGCTAAGAATGGATCTCATTACGGAATTGGCCAGATGCGCAATACAAAATACAGAGAGCTAGATGCATACCGTCAAATTGACTGGACGCTTCGCTATATCTCTGGACGTTATTCCACGCCGTGTAAAGCGTGGGAATTCTTCAAGGCGAATGGCTACCATTAAGGCATGACGATGCACAGCCAGCGCAAGTCCAACTCCACACACTGGAAAAAGATACGACTAAGGATCTTGCAGCGTGATGGATATGAGTGCTATTGGTGCGGAGCAGAAGCCACAACATGTGATCATGTGGTGCCAGTGGCTCGCGGCGGCACCGATGAGCCGGATAATCTCGTCGCTGCCTGTAAGCGATGCAACTTCAGCCGCCAAGATAAAATGCCGGACGAATTTATTCTGAGTCAAAGAGCGAAGGCTTCTAATTTTTTAGCACGTGATTCCAC